TTGTTTCCAGACTCTGCGCAGTCAGCTAAAAAAATTAGTTTTGCTGGTATTATTACTAACGCAGAATATGGCGCAACACTTGGTGAGATACAAGAGGTAAACGTTACGTTTATCACTAATGGTGCCATTACATCAGCTATATAGTACATTAGGATAATAAACCTAATAATTTATGGCAAAAAGAAATGTCGATCTTATTACTGAAGCTTTTGGCGAGGTAATGAGTAACAGAAGAAAGTATGAACTTAAAAAGCCAAATGGCGAACTGTTAAAAGAATTATATTTTCCACCATTGACTAGACACGACAGAATACAAGCACAGGCTGCTGCTGGGTCTGAGGAAGGCTTGGTAATATCAACTAGACTTCTTTGCCAGCTTGCAGAAAATGAAGATGGGTCAAAAGCATTTGCTTCTGCTGATGCTGAAAACTTAAAAAGGTTTTTACCTGAGACAGTTTTAAATGATCTAGAGATATTTATGATGGGTCTGAATGTTGACTTGGGTGCAGCAAAAAACGAATAAAGCGAGACAACTGGTTAAATTTTGAGTTTTTTCTCGCAACAGAACTTGGTAAGACATTAGTTGAACTTAGAAAAGCTATAACAGAAGAGGAGCTTGTACATTGGGCTGCGTACTATGAAGTTAAATATGAAAGAGAGAAACAAGAAATAAATCGTCAAAAAGCCAAAACAAGGTAATATATAATAAAGGTTATTTGCATTTGTGGCACAATCTACTGTCAGATTAATAGTTGATGCACAAAATGCAATAAGACCATTGCAGCGCACTGATCAGATAACAAGACAACTTAGTAAAAATACAGATAAATTAAAAGGCAGACTAGATAGATCGAATCGTTCATTTAGAGAACAGGGAAGATCGGCAAAGGTGGCTGCTGGTGGTGTTCAAACATTAACAAGATCATTAGCACCTTTATTAAAAGCATTAGCAGTTGCAGCAACAGCAAGATTTATATTTGTTAAAACAGCAGAACTACAAACACAAAGAACTGCATTAATACAACTTACTGGTTCTGTTGATTCTGCAAATAAAATTATTAGTGAATTACAAGCCTTTGGTAATGTAACACCATTTACAAGTAGTGAATTAATTGAACAATCAAAACGATTAAAAGCCTTTGGTTTTGAAACACAAGACTTAGTTGATACTGTAAAAAGATTATCAGATGTTGCTGGTGCTACTGGTGCTGATTTAAGTGGTATATCAACAGCCTTTGGACAGATATTGGCAAAAGGAAAATTACAAAGAGAGGAAGAACTGCAGTTATTGGAAAGAGGAGTTGATATTACAAGTGAATTAAAACGAATTACAGGATTGCAGGGTGATGAATTTGAATCAGCAATGCGTAAAGGCAAAATAGGTGCTGATCTTGTTAATCAAGCATTAATAAACCTTACAAGTGAAGGCGGTGTATTTTTTGGAGGTGCAACAAAACAATCGCAAACACTAAATGGTCAGGTTTCAACATTAGTTGACAATATAGAAACACTAGCAAGAACTATTGGTGAAGTACTAGAACCAGCATTAATGACTTCTTTAAAAACTGCAAATAAATTATTAGGTGCAATAAATAGATTATTTTCTAGTGAGTTTCAAAGACAAATATCTGGTTTTAGAGCAAACTTGATAGTTCCCGGCGGTACTTTAAGCGACCTAAAAAAGATAGAAGATTTTACAAAAAATATACAACCTTTAGGTCTTGATACAGAAGCACTTGATTTAAGAATTAGTCAGCTACAGGGTACAAAAAATCAGATAGACACACTTATGAATCAAATGGGTGGAAGAATAAGTCTTGAAGAAATAAATCAATCTTTATCAACACAAGAAGCATTAACAAAAAAAATTAATGAGCTTACTGCAAGAAAAAATTTATTACTTGATGGTACTGACAGAAAAGTTAAAAAAATTGAAGAAAGTACTGATGGTGTAAGTGATGCCTTTAAAAAAATTGGTGATAGTATTGCACAAGGTGTTTCAACAGCATTAACTGATGCAATATTACAAGCAAAAACATTAGGTGAAGCTGCTAAAGGTATTTTAAATATGATTGCTAGACAACTTTTGCAACTTGGCATAAATACAATTCTTGCTGGATTTGGTGGACCATTTGCAAATTTACCTACTTTTGCCAATGGTGGTAGACCACCTGTAGGCAGACCATCAATCGTAGGCGAGAGAGGTCCAGAATTGTTTGTTCCTTCTACTGCTGGTACAATCATCCCAAATCATTCTTTGGGTGGTGGCGTAACAAATAACATTGTTGTTAATGTAGATGCATCTGGTTCTAATGTAGAAGGTAATGAAAGTCAAAGCAGAGAGCTTGGCCTTGTTCTTTCTACTGCAATACAAGCACAACTAATACAAGAAAAACGACCCGGAGGTTTACTTGCATAATGGCCACATTTCCATCATTTACACCAACTTATACAAGTTTTAGAAAAAAATCAGAACCAGTAAAAAGACTTGTACGCTTTGCAGATGGTTACGAGCATAGGGTTTTGTTTGGACTAGCTAGTCATCAAAATCCCAAAATATATGATTTAGAGTTTAATGAATCTGAAGAAGATGCAGATGTCATTGAGGCATTTTTGGATAGTAGAGCTAATGACCAAGCAAGCTTTACTTTTACACCACATGGCGAAGGTGTATCAAAAACAGGTACTTACAGCCAATCTGGAACCACCGTTACAATCACTGTTACTAAACATGGTATAGCCATTGGTGAAACTGTAACTCTTGATTATACAACTGGTTCTGCTACAGATGGTACATTTATTGTTGCAACTTCTGCTGACCAAAATACTTTTACTGTTACTGCAGCAAGTAGTGGTACAAACAGTGGTAATGTATCCGTAACTGTATCGGGTGCTAAAAAGTTTGTTTGCGAAAGCTGGACAAAAACAATACCTTACAATAATAGAGCAAGAATAAACACCACATTCAGAGAGGTATTTGAACCATGAGCAGTAGTGTTATAAGTGATATTCAATCAATAAATCCATCATCAATTATTGAATTATTTACTCTTACTACTTCTGCAGCTTTGCATGGCTCCGCTACAACATATAGATTCCATGCTGGTTCAAGTTTAAATTCTAATGGGGAAATAGTTTGGGCTGGTAATACTTATCAAAGGTTCCCAGTACAAGTAGAAGGTTTTGCATATCAAAAAGGCCAAATACCAAGGCCAACTCTAACTGTTAGTAATGTTCTTGGAACGATTACATCAATACTTCTTACTGTTAATGAAACAACCACTGGTAATGATTTAACAGGTGCAACTTTAACAAGAATAAGAACACTTGCTAAATTTATTGATGCTGTTAATTTTGCTGGCAATGTAAATCCTTATGGCACACCAGATCCAAATGCAGAATTTGCACAAGAGATATATTCTATTGATAGAAAATCACAAGAAACAAGAGAGGTTGTAAGTTTTGAGCTTGCTGCACCTATTGATCTTGCTGGTGTACGTGCGCCAAAAAGACAATGTACAAGAGCAGAATTTCCCAGTATTGGTCGCATAAGAATATGAGTTGGAAAGATGTTGCACTAGCTCATGCCAAAGAGCAAGACCCAAGAGAGTCTTGTGGTTTATTAATAGATAAAAAGGGAAAAGAAAAATACTTTCCTTGTAAAAATTTATCAAACTGGTCAAATCAATGTTTTATTATCGACCCTGTTGATTATGCAAAGGCAGAAGATTCTGGAAAAATATTAGCTGTTATACATAGTCACCCAACAACACAACCAGTTGCAAGTCAGGCAGATATGATAAGCTGCGAAGATTCTAAGTTACCATGGCATATAGTAAATCCAAAAACAGAACAATGGGGTTACTATGAGCCAAGTGGTTATAAGCCACCTTTAATTGGCAGGCATTGGGTTTGGGGTATAACGGATTGTTGGTCTTTAGTAAGAGATTGGTATAAAGAAACAAAAGGTATAGTTTTAAAAGATTGGAAAAGACCAATTACACCAGAAGAATTTATTGCAGACCCAATGTTTGAAAGATGTGCATGGCGAACAGGTTTTAGGCAACTTAGACCTGAGGAAAAACTTGAGAATGGTGATTTATTATTTATGTCTATTTTGGCTACAGGTTTAAATCATGTGGCGATTTTTATAGATGGAGATGTTTTACATCATTTAGCAGATAGAATAAGCTGTAAAGAACCATATAATGAATGGTTACTAAAATGTACTGGTATGAGGTTACGTTATGCTCCGTAAACTTAAACTATATGGTGAACTGGCCGAGATAACAGGCCACAGAGAATTTGATGTTGCTGTAAACACAACCGCACAGGCTGTAAGTTTTCTTGTAAATAATTTTCCTCAGTTAGAAGGCCATATGGCTTCTAGGTATTATCAAGTGTTATTAGAGAAAGATGATGTTGGTATTGATGAATTACACTATCCGATAGGCCAATCTGAAATTAAGTTTGTGCCTGTAGTCTCTGGTGCTGGTGGTAATTTAGGAAGAATTTTGTTAGGTGGTGCATTAATTGCAATGAGTTTTGGTGTTGGTGGTTTATTTACAAATCCTTTAACTCTTGGCGGTAAAGGTTTCTTTGGTTTTGCTTCTGCTGGTATGGGTGCAAAAGCTGCTTTTGGTATAGGTGCTGCTTTAGTTTTAAGTGGTGTTTCAGATATGTTATTTCCTGTGCCAGATAT